AGTTGCAATAGGAGAAGATTTGTTTTTAAAAATAAGAGATGCTCTTGATTATGCTGCTGATCGTACATTTACTACCAGAATTGATAATAAATTTGTTAACGCATTTAAACATCCTGGATGGAAACCTTTAATACCTTTTATCAATACACCTTTGAATTTACAACAAACTTTGTTGAAAAATACTCCATTGGCAACCAAGCTAACAAACAATCCTTTGCTGAAGGGAATGTTAGATACTCATAGGAAACAACTACAAAGTGCTGATCCATCTGTTTCTGCAAGAGCTAGAGGTGTAACTAGAGTAGGTGGTGGTATATGGGCTACTGCTATTGGTTTGAGTATAGCTGCTGGTGATAAATTCGCAAAGATTGCTTTAGTTGATGGTAATGATCCCGATTGGAAAGAAGATAAATTAAGAAAGTATGCTGGCGATATTGGATATGCTTTAAGATTTTTAATAACTAATCCACTAACAAAAGAACCAGAACTTGGTCCAGATGGTCAACCTAAATACTATTTTTTTGATGTCGGTAGAATTGGTCTTGATCCAATAAGTTCTATATTTAGAGCAGCAGGTTGGTGGGGTACTTATAGTAAATATTTAAGTGATGATGATCAAAAAAATGCAGCCTTAGTAATGTCAACTGCTTTGGCAAGAGATATTTTAAATATTCCAATGCTTGAAAATTTACAAACACTTTTTGACATTATTGAGAATAGACCTGATGCTTTACCAAACTTCATAGCAAACTATGGTAATTCTGCTTTAATACCTTTTGTATCTGCAAGAAGAGGTCTTTCAAAAAGAGAATATACAATTATTGATCCAAGATCAGGTAAAAAGTTAAAAGGGTTTTTTAAGCATGATAAATCAATTCAAAAAGGTGATTATATAAAAGAAGAAGTTAGAACAACTTTTGATGATGGAACTCCAATTCCAGAGGATCACCCTGCGTATGGAACTTTAAAAAAACAAAAAGAAAAATTTCCTTTTGAATTTTTTACGAAGAAAGTAGTATTAAAAATGTTTAAAGAAATTGAAGCAAGCAATCCATTTAAGACAGACATACAGCCAGAAAGACATTGGTTAACACATCAGTTTTTAGAATACCCAAAGAATCTTGGTCCTAACAGTGGTTTAAATCCTACTTATCATGGCACTTCTATGAATGATCCTGTTATAAGTTTAATGAGAAGAAGCAGATCAAAGATAAGTAAACCTTTAGCACATTTATTTAGAAGATCACCAGAAGGAGGTATTCTGTTAGATTCAACTCAATATAGAACTTTTACAGATTTGATAGGATCAATTAAATTAAATGAAAACGGTATTGAAAGTGAAAAAGGTAAAACTGTTTATGAAAGATTATATCCGTTAGCAACAAATAAAAACATTTTAAAATTACTTGATTTTATTGATGAAGGAGAAGTTGATGAAGATTTTACTATTGACACAACAGCTTTACTAACAGATAGAATAAACACATCAAGAGATTTAAGAAGTGTGTTGAACAAGGTAATCAAACCATATATAGGTACAGCAAAATTAAAACTGTTTCAGCTTGAAGATGATCAAGGAGGAGCTAAGTCTTTACTACCTGCATACCTTAAAGAAAAAAGAAGACAAGAGTTGCAGATACAAAATCGTAATTTAAGGTAAACTTAAAATAACAAAGTAAAATCATGGCAACTAACACCGCAGCATCTTTTACAAACCACACAGGCAATGGCACTGCTGGTCCGTTTAGTATTTCTTTTTCCTATCTTTCAGAAGCAGAAGTAGATGTAACTGTAGGTGGTGTACTAAAAACCATAACAACTCACTACACATTTACCAGTGCAACCCAGATTACCTTTACCAGTGGTAATGAACCTGGTAATGGTGTTGCTATTAAGTTTCAAAGAGATACAGATATAAGTGCAAAGAAGGTAGATTTTCAAGACGGTAGTGTTTTAACAGAAACAGATTTAGATACCAACGCAGATCAGGTCTTATTTGCTCAACAAGAGATTACAGATAAGTTAGGTGGCATTGAAGAAAATGCTACAGCAGATCAAACAAATGCAGAAATCAAGACAGCATACGAAGCAAACTCAGATACAAACGCATTTACTGATGCAGAAAAAACAAAGTTACAAAATTTAGATTTAGCAAAGTTACAAGGTATAGAAACAGGAGCAACCGCAGATCAGTCTAATGCTGAAATTAAAACTGCTTATGAAGCAAACTCTGACACTAATGCTTTTACAGATGCAGAGAAAACAAAATTAGCAGGTATTTCTTCTGGTCAAGGAGCAACAGATTTTACGTCTTTAACAGATACCCCTGCAAACTTTAGTGGTGCAGGTGGTAAAACTGTAAAAGTAAACAGTAGTGCTGATGCTTTAGAGTTTGTAGATGTAGTTACTCCTACACAAGATATTGTTGACGATACCTCCCCACAGCTAGGAGGAGATTTAGATGTACAGGCAAGAGAAATAAATACATCTACATCTAATGGTAATATAAAATTAAATCCTAATGGCTCTGGTGCTGTAGAAGTAAAAGGTGATGGTAGTAGTAATGATGGTAAATTGCAACTTAATTGTTCACAAAACTCTCATGGTGTAAAACTACAATCCCCTGCTCATAGTGCAGGTCAATCTTATACTATGATTCTGCCTGATAACCAGATAGCAGCAGATAAATTTTTAAAAGTAAAAAGTATTACTGGTAGTGGAGCAACAGCAGTAGGACAACTAGAATATGCAGATGGTGGAGGTGGAGCTACAGGTGGTGGCGGTGAGAAAATTTTTCACGAATCTGAAAATACAATGGATAATGACTACACAATAACTGCAAATCATAATGCAATCGTGCCGACACCTCTAACGATCAATGCTACACTTACTGTAGGTGCTACTTCAACTGTTACTTTCGTCTAATGGCAATAGCAATTAATGGTTCTACAAACGTAATAACAGGGGTAGCTGTAGGTGGCTTACCTGATGGAATAGTAGATGCAGATATGCTTGCGTCTAATGCTGTTACTTCTGGAAAACTTGCAAGTGGAGCAGTTGGGAAATGGACTCATGTTAACGATACATCAATTGGTACAGGTGGTAGTTATACAATCTCAGGAATACCAACTGATACTACTTTTTTTCGTATAATGTTTTCAGATTTATCAAGTAATACAGGCTCAAGTGGTAGTGAAAGTTATATAGGCTTTAGATTAGGAAGTTCATCAGGTTTAAAGACTGATAATTATAATGGGATTATTGGTTATCTTGAATCAAGTTATCAATATGTAAATGCTTGGACAAGTAGGTTTATGATAACTAGTGCTAATTATGGTAGAGCAGCAAATTCTTTTAATGGTCAAATACAATGTTGGAAAAGTGCAGGTACAAATAAATGGCATTTTCTTTCAGATGTAAATAGGGGCAATGCAGGTACTCTTTTTTGGGGGCAAGGCGAAATTAATTTAGGGGCATCTATTACACAAGCTCAATTTTTTCTAAATACTGGTTCATTTGATGGTGGGTCAGTATCATTTAGTTATTATCAAGATTAATATGAAAAATACTACACTTAACATACAAACAGGCAAAACAACAGAAACAGAAATTTCTGATACACCGCCTACAGATAAAGAAGCACTTGCAAATTTAAGATCTACAAGAAATCTTTTATTAGCTGAAACAGATTATTTTGCACTTGCAGATAATACACTTACTGATGAAATGAAAACTTATAGGCAAGCACTTAGAGATTTACCTGCTAATACTGCTGACCCTCACAAAGTAACCTATCCAACAAAGCCTAGTTAACCATGACAGCAAAGATTAAACTAAACGCAGCATCAGGTGGTGGGTCTTTCAGCTTACAAGCACCCTCATCATCTAGTAACAATAGAGTTATAACTTTACCTGATATTGCAGATGGAACGCTTCTAACAAATCAAAGTAGTGGCTTGGGAAAAGTTCTTCAATATAAATACAAAGAAGTTAGTGGTACAGTATATAGCACGTCATCAAACAGCTTTGCAAACCTATCAGATTTCGATTTAACAATAACACCAACTTCTGCAACAAGTATATTGGTTATTCAAGTAAATCTTAGAGTATCAGTATGGCATAGCAGTGCTAATGGAGGTAGTCATTCAACTGGAATAAGTGATGATAATGGTTCTACTTTTTTAAGTTTCGGTATGTTATATCCTTATAGATATGATAGTGGGGGGTTCTACCATGAGGGTTCTGATATTCAAGTCACTAGCGTTGTTGCAGGCAGCACAAATGCAAGAACTTATAAACTTTATCACAAAATAGATGGCGCACAACAAGCACGCATAAATCAAAATATTGCTACTTCTCACAAAGATAGAAGTTCTATTCAAGTTATGGAGATAACACCATGATATATACAAGACTAGAAGCTATGCTGACTTTAGTACCGAATACTGAATGGACTTGGGAGGGAACAGAATATTCTGGATTAAATTGGCTTGATAGTTCTACAAAACCAACTGAATCTGAAATTGATGCTGAAGTTACAAAATTAAATAATGCAGAGCCTATGAGACTTTTAAGAGTTGAAAGAAATAGATTATTAGCTGCTACTGATTGGAGAGCTAGTTCTGATTTAACTTTGTCAACAGCATGGAAAACATATCGTCAAAGTTTGCGTGATCTTCCAGCTAGTGCATCGCCTAAACTAGATGCAGATGGTAATTTAGATATGTCATCTGTTACTTTTCCTACAGAACCTAGTTAATTATGTCAGAGATCAAGGTAAATTCGATAAAAGGGGTAGGAGCTAGTTCTGCTGCTATTACCGTCAACAATACTGATGGAACGTGCAGTGCCAAACTTACAAACAGAACTAATAAAAGGCTCACGATAAATGGAGCAATGACCATAGCCCAACGTGGTTCGTCATCTACAACTTCTGGCTATGCAACTGTTGATAGATTTTCTGTTACTTATGGTGGAACAGATGAAGCACCTACACAGGCACAAGTTGACGTTGCAAGTGGAACAACACCATATAATTTAGGATTTACAAAAGCACTAAAAATTACAAATGGAAATCAAACAAGTGGTGCTGGTGCTGCTGATTATATAGAAATTGGTCACAGAATAGAAGCACAAGATATAAGGAATAGTGGTTGGAATTATCTTTCAAGTTCAAGTTTTATCACTTTAAGTTTCTATGTAAAATCAAGTGTTGC